TGGTCTTAAAGTATCGGTTCGTGGATTAAAACTGATTGTCCCACCAAGTCTTCAATTTGTTGCGGATCGTCTTCTTGAGTCCACTCTTCGTCCAGGTTCTGCGGACAACGATGTTAATGCAATACGTAACATGGGTATGCTTCCGCAGGGTTATGTTGTTAACCATTATTTGACGGACACAGATGCGTTCTTCATTAAGACGGATGCTCCTCGTGGCTTCGTTCATTTTGAGCGTATGCCTATGTCCACAAAGATGGAAGGCGATTTCGATACTGGCAATGTAAGGTTCAAAGCCCGTGAGCGTTATAGCTTCGGTTTCTCTGATCCTCGTTGTGTGTATGGATCTAAAGGCGCATAAAGCAATGGGGGAGAGTTATCTCTCCCCCTATTTTCTGGGAATAAAAGCCCTAGCGACTGTCCCAGCAGACGCTTACGAAGACTCTAGGGTTACTCTCGTAAGGAGGAAGTAATATGACAAATACAACTTTTACAGGTCCCGTTCGCTCTGAAAACGGATTTGAAGTAATTAACGTTAATGCTACAACAGGGGCCACTACAAACACTTTTGATGTTGCATCAACAGGAATAGTAACTAATAAATTTGTAAAACATGTTGGCTTTGCTACTGGTGTTACCGTTAACACCACGGCTGGTGATAGCGATAACATTGGTGAGTTCACTCAACCTGCAAACACAATTATTACTGACATTAAAATATTCTGTGTTACAGCTCCTGTTATTGGAACTGGTGATATTGGCTACGAAGTTGGAACTTCTAGTTCTGGTGCTCAAATTGTTGCGGCACAGACAGATGAGATATTAGATGGTGGAACCACAGTTGTAATAGGTAACGTGACAACTACGGATCTTGTTTTACAAACACAGGATGCAACTACTGCACCTGCTTCTGTTCAGTACACATCAGCGGAAAGAACTATCTTTTGTAATATTACAAACACGGTAGACGCTACAACTGCTGGCTCCTTTACGTTTATTATTGAATACGTTCAGGTTGCGTAATTTAAAATGGAGGAGAATGTATTCTCCTCCTATTTAGAAGGAGATAACTATGGCGGATGCTGTAACGGCTACTACAGTTGAAGATGGTCCTAGAAAGGCTGTTTTTTATCTTACAAATACTAGTGATGGCACTGGAGAGTCTGCTGTAACTAAAGTAGATGTTTCGGCTCTTGCTTCTTTGCAAGACGGAACGGCTTGCACGGGTGTTCGGATTCAGAAAATTGTTTTTACTAATGTTGGTATGGGTGTAAAACTTCTTTGGGATGCTTCCACAGATGTTATCGCTGCACAACTTCCAGCAGATTATTCTGATACATTAGATTATTCTGATATAAGTGGACTTCCAAATGTTGCGGCATCAGGTGGTAATACTGGAGACATTCAGTTAACCACCGTGGGACACAGCAGTGGGGATACCTATTCAATCGTAATCCACTGCTTGAAACAATACTAAATAAAGTGTTTGAGGCTTTTGATAGGAATTAGTTATGGCAACTTCTGGTTCGGTTGATTTCAACCTAGACATGGCTGAGATAACAGAAGAAGCCTTTGAAAGATGCGGATTAGAGTTTCGTACAGGATACGATGCGAAAACTGCTAGACGATCTTTAAACCTTCTTTTTGCCGAATGGTCAAACAGAGGGTTGAATATGTGGACAGTAGAGCAAATTACACAACCTCTTGCTCGACTGTCCTCTTCTTCTTCTGTTGCAACATATCCAATAGGAACAATAACGGCTACTGTAGGAGCTTCTACTAGTTTAACTGTAGGAGAAACAATTACAGGTGGAACGAGTGGTGTCACAGCTTCTGTGATAAGTAAGCCATCTTCCACTACTATCACTATTACAGTTCCTTCTGGATCATTTACTGCGGGAGAAAACATCACAGGATCGAGTAGTTCAGCTACTACAACTATAAGTGCAGATCCGTCTTTACTTGATGTGCAATCAACCGTTGATATGCTTGAGGCGGTAATTAGAAGAAGCTCTTCTGATATTGGGATTACTCGCATAAGTAGAAGTGATTATCTAAACACTCCTAATAAAGATACTCAAAGTCGTCCAAGTCAGTTTTTTGTAGATCGTCAAATAACACCTACGGTTACTCTTTGGGCTTCTCCTGAAAATTCTACAGATGAACTCATATATTACAGGGTTCGGAGAATACAGGATGCAGATGCTGGCGTTAATACTGCTGATTTACCTTTTCGTTTTCTACCCTGCTTGGTAGCTGGTTTAGCATATTATATATCTGTTAAACGATCTCCAGATAGAATTGGTCTTTTAAAAGATATTTATGAAGAAGAGTTCCAGAGAGCCGCATCTGAGGATGGAGAAAGAACAGCTCTCAGATTAGTTCCAAGTTATTCTTCGTTGAGTTTAACCTAATGCCTAGATATGCATCAGGAAAATACGCTTTAGGTATTTCAGATCGCTCTGGAAGAGCCTACAAGTTAAACGACATGATTAAAGAGTGGAATGGACTTTTAGTTGGTAGAGATGAGTATGAGTCAAAGCAACCTCAATTAGAACCTCGAAGAGTTTTAGCAGATCCTCAAGCTGTCAAAAACAGTAGGCCAGATAGAACGGAACCTGCTATAGAAGTTTTACTTCCGTTCAACCCTTTTAAATCTGGTTCAAGTGGTTCTTCTACGATAACCGTTAGTGAGCCTGGTCATGGTCGCAGTACAGGCGATGTTGTTAGATTTAGAAATGTAGAATCATTTGATGGTTTTACCGAATCCGTAATAGAAGGTTCCTCTGGATTTTCTATTACAAAAGTAGATGATAATAATTATACTTTTGTTTCTGGAAGTGGAACAGCAACTTCTGGTAATACAAGTGGTGGCGGAGGTTTTGCCTCTGCTGGACCTGTAACAGTGAGTGCATGATATGGCGTATACTTTTACAACTTTAAAAACAGCTATTCAAGATTACACACAAAACACAGAAACGACTTTTGTTAGTCAGTTATCTCGTTTTATTCTTAACGCTGAAGAACGTATATTGAAAGAGTGTCAACTAGATGTGTTTAGAAAAAATGTTCAAGGCTCCGCTACGTCTGGAAATCAATATTTATCTAAACCAACTGATTTTTTATCTCAAAATTCTTTAAGTGTGATTAATTCATCTAATAAAGAATTCCTTTTGTATAAAAATGTTACGGCTTTACAAGACTACACCCCAAATCCCGCAACAACAGGGACACCTAAATATTATGCTGATTGGGACAATGACACCTTTTTGTTAGCACCAACTCCTGACTCAAATTACACAATGGAGCTTCATTACTTTTACAGACCGACCTCTATTACTGCTAGTGGAGATGGGACAAGTTATTTAGGAGACAATGCAGAGTTAGCTCTTTTGTATGGTAGTCTAGTGGAGGCTTACACCTTTATGAAAGGTGAAAACGATTTAATTCAAATTTATAATTCTAGATTTCAAGAATCGCTTCAATGGTTGAAAAATCTTGGCGAGGGTCTGCAAACAAGAGATCAATATAGATATGATAGAGTTAGAAGAGATGTTGCGTAATGTTTGATGGTGAAGGTCACACAAAGATATTAGATCCTTTTGTATTTACGAGTAATAACAGGGGACACTCGCCAGAAGAAATGGCAGAAATGGCTATGAATAAGATTATGGTAGTATCGAAAGATGCTCCTCCTGTCATACGAGATCAAGCGATAGCTCATAGAGATAAGTTGAAAGAAATATTAATTTTCTATATGAATAGAATGGCCCAAAGTGAAAGAACTACCATATGGGCTCTTATGAAACAACAAGGCCATGAGGACATGGCTGAGATTATAAGGAGGTTGTGATGGCTGTTGGTTCTTCTGCTATGTGCGGTACTTTCAAAAGGGAAATACTTGCTGGAATACATTTCTTAACCGCTCACACAAGAACAGGATCTAGTGCTATTTCAGCAGATACTTTTAAAGTTGCTATGTTTACAAACAGTTCCTCTATTGATGCTGATACTACTGGGTACACAACTAGTAATGAAGTTTCTGGTACAGGATATTCTGCTGGAGGAGCCACTCTTAGTAGTGTCACTATTGGACTTGCGGATAATAGTAGTGCTGTACCTACGGCTTTTGTAGATTTTGCTGATACCACTTTTTCATCCTCCACCATATCTAGTGCAAGAGGTGCTTTAATTTACAATAGCACATTAAGCACTGCTGGCACAGGGTCTACAACAAATCATGCCGCAGATCCTGCCGTAGCAGTAATTAATTTTGGAGGAGATAAGTCCTCAAGTTCAGGAGATTTTACTATTCAATATCCTGCTAACGATGCAAACAATGCGGTGATTAGGATTTCATAATGTCGTCTCTTACTGGTTGGAATAGAGGATCTTGGAATGAAGGAGCTTGGAACAGCCCTCTTCCTCTTTCTGTCACAGGTGTTTCAGCAGCAAGTGCAATTGGATCTGCTACTGTAAGTCTTCCTGTTACTGTAAGTGTCACGGGTGTTTCAGCCTCCAGTGCTATAGGATCTGCTACTGTTATTATTCCTGTTACCGTCACACCGAGTGGAGTTTCAGCAACAAGTGCAATTGGATCTTCTACTATTATCACTAATTCTATTCTTTCACCGAGTGGAGTTTCAGCAGCAAGTGCAATCGGAAGCACACAAATAAATTTCTCTTTTACTGTCACAGGAGTCTCAGCAGAAGGAAAAGTTAATAATGCTCTAGTTTGGAGTTCTATTGATGATTCACAAACACCTAATTTTAGTTCTATTGATGATTCACAAACACCAGATTGGGTTAAAATAGCGGCATAGGAAGAAAATCATGGCATCATCATATACAACGAGTTTTGGTATTGAGAAAATAGGTTCTGGAGAACAATCTGGAGCTTGGGGAGATACCACTAACCACAATCTAGATATTCTAGACCGGATAGCTTCATACAATTCTGTTGCGATAACAACGAATGCAGACACGCATACTTTAACTGTGCGAGAGGCATCTCCTGGATCAGGCACGGAAAACCTTCAGGATGGTATGTACCGTGTAATTAAATTTACAGGAGCATTGGATTCAAACTGCACAGTTACAGTAGCTCCTAACACGACTTCTGCTTTCTTTATTATTATCAACGCAACTACTGATTCTGGATCTAGTGGACCATATTCCGTAATTCTTACTCAAGGTTCAGGTGCTAACATAACAGTTGCGAATGGTAAGTCTGCAATTGTTTACATGGACGGAGCAGGTTCTGGAGCAGCGGTTGTAGAT